GGGATCGGGACTCTTGGCCCTCACGTGGTTGATTGCGCCGCAACGGGTGCATTTGATGGTCAGGTCCGCCGCCCGGCCCTTGGCCAGCAGGCGGTTGCATTTGCCGCAACGGATTTCGTCGTTTCTCATGGGTCTTCTTTACGCTTGCCCCTTTGGCCTGCTATCAATTCCATGCCTGATCAGGCACATGGAGCAGCGGGCTATCTCTGCGGGCGGCGGCTACCGTCCGTGGGGCCGTGGTCCGGTGGTGATACACCGGGCCGGTGGGGGCGGACTACGCCCCCGCCTGTTCCTCATGAAGGCCCGCCGGATCACTCCGGCGGGCTGGTCTTTTCTCAGCCTATTCGATTGTCAATGAGCTGCGGTGCGCCTACCCCAGCACACCCGGCGCGCTCGGCCACGGGGCTGCCGCCACGTCGCCCTGCCACGGGAACCCCTCCTGGCCGGTCAGATCGCGCAGGGCCTGGCGGTAGGCGATGCACTCGTCCTGCGCCGTGCCAGCAAGCGGCGAATCGGGCAACACCGTCCAGTCGGTGGCGGTCAGACGCATGTCGCGGGCAACCCGGATCACACTGGCCATGGCCTCCACGTTCTCGACCCAGGCTCCGGCGGCAGCGTCCCAGGTATACAAGCCCCGCGCCAGCGCTGGCGGAGCCTGATCGGTGTATCCGTCAGGGATGTTTGCGTCCTGGCTGATGTACATGGCCTCGCCCGTGGCCGTGGCCCACACGGGCACCTTGGCCGTCACATTGGGCCAGGAGATGACCAGCCAGCCGTCCGCCATGGTCTCGACCGGGTCGCCCTTGTCCATTATGTTGGGGTCGAATCCGTCCGGCTGCTCGTGGCGCACCGGGGCAACCCCAAGCGCGGAGAGGCGGGCCAGCCATGCGGAGTCGTCTTCATTCGTTTTTTGGTCAAGGATGGCCGGGGGGTGGTTGATCTCATTGTGAGTAAACCACCGCGCCGCGCCCATCGTGCCGTCTGAAAATCTAAAAAGCATACCTGTCTCCTTGGTGATTAGGCCGGGTCAATCTGCAGGGGGCCAACGACGCTCCCGGCTGCCGCGTCGCAAAAATTGCCGCCGCTGCCGGACAATCCTCCGGTGGCGGTTATGGTGCCGACATTGGACAGCGATCCAGCATACATTGCGATGACAACGCCACCTCCAGATGCGCCACACAGGTTGGCGGTGTTGCTGACGCCGTTTGCCGACAGTATGCCATCCGCCCCTATTGTCAGATTGCCGCAGACAAGCAGCGCCATGATCCCGCCTGTGCCGGATGGTCCCTGTGGACCGGCAAAGCACGGTCCGCCAGACAGACTGCCCCTGCCCCCAGGATTGCCGACTCCTCCGGCCAAGTTGGCTGCAGCCGAGATGTATGAGGAGTCTCCGCCCTGCCCTCCGTAGTCAGATGCGAACATCAGCGATGCCAAACAGGCATCCCCCTCGCGGACAAATCCGCCGCCAGCGCCGCCCGAGAAACAGGTGCCGTTGCCGCCATCCAGGTCCGGGTCGGCTGGTATGGCTCCATTGCTACTGGATAGCCTCCCCCATCCTCCCCCGCCGCCGGTCCCGTTGACTGCGGTGGTTGGCGGCACTTGGATTTGACCGGTTGCGCTATACGCCGCGCCGATCCCGCCCAATCGCGGTATGGCGACAACCACGCCGTCGCCGTTCACCTCGGGCTGATTGGCCTCTGCGTCTACAGCGGCTTGTCCGCAGCCGTGCATCAAATCGGCAGTGGTGTGTGTGGCTGTTTGCCCGGCGGCGAACCTGCGGATGACGATGCCATCCGCAGGCACGGCGTGACCGTCCGATGGGGCGACAGGGGTGTGTGTGCCGACCCCGGCCGATGCCGGGTTGGCGCGGCACCCCCTGGCAGTCATGGAGATGGTCCCGTTGATCGTCGCATCGCCCTTGCAGTAGATGAGCAAGCCCCGGCAGCGGTTGGCAACGGTCAGCGTATAGCCAGCGTCAATGGCCAGGGTCCGGGCGTTGACCACCACCATGTCGCCGTCCTGCACGGACGGAATTGACACGGTAGAACCGACAAGCGTCCAGCCGGGGACAGCGGCCCAGGTTACGCCGGAGTCAAACGACTGCTCGGCCCCGGCGGCGGTGATGCGGATGTCTCCGTCAGAGCCGTCGCCGTACCAGTTGCGGGCGCGTCGGGCGCGGAACTTGGTGGTGTAGTGGAGTGCGCGGCCAGCCATTACGCAATCCTCATGTCACTGCCGTCGGAGTCGCCATTGATCAGCGTCACCGCGCCCGGCCCGGTTGCCACCTCGGGCAGATCGTCGCCCTCGACGGCTGGTTTGTACCCTGCGGAATAGGAGAGCACATGCCCTCCCGTGGCGTCCTGGATCACGCGCAGGCGGTATTGTCCGCCGTTGCTCACATTGGTGGGAAATGCCAGAAAAGCGTCCCGATCCAGGACCACGTAAGAGCACTGGGCATTGTTCAGATTCCAGGCAATGGAGCCATCGACAATGGCCAGCGGCACGGCCCCGAAATACTGCTGGCGGCTCCAGGCATGGACGGAGCTGAACAGGTCGGTCACCTGCGCTGCAAGGTGGGTGTGCCCCGCCTCCGCCTTGCCCGCCAGGGCCGCGCCCAGGCCGGACACGTCGGGCATTTCGTGGGTGTGGTCCACGTCCGCCTTGTCGGCCAGCAGGTTGCCGTGGGCTTCGGGGGCTGCGTCGTGCTCTGCAATCTTCCCGGCCACATGGCTTTGGCTGGCCAGTACCTTGGTGGTGTCCACCACGAGGTTCAGGGTGGCGGCGTTGTCGAACTTGATGGGAGCCGTGATCTCCAGCTCCACCTTGTCCGGGGCGGTGGGGTCGGGCTTCCAGAGTTCGGGATGCGCGCCCACGGCCAGCAGGGTGTCGGCTCCGTAGACGGCCAGCTCGCGGATGTACCAGCCGCCCACGGTGACAGGCACATGGGCGATGAATTCCACCTCGCCGGACGGCGCGACCGTGATCTCCTGCAATGCGCCGCGCCAGACCTCGTTGACCAAGACCAGCGAGTCGGACGTGTGGGCCACGGCCTCGCCGTTGCCATCGCCCACGGCCATGTGCGTGGCCTGGAGCTTGATGCCGGTGGCCTCGGCCTGGGCGTATGCGGCCAGTCCGGCTTTCGTCAGTATCAGGGACATGGTTCCTCCTTATGCGCGGGTGCGGGCCACGGCGTGGACATATCCGCCGCCAAAGACCGCCCCGTGCAGTGTCATGCTGGTGGCCCGCTCCGGCGTGAGCCGGACCCGGACCGTGGTAAAGGTGATGCCGCCCGCGCCGACCCGCCCGGCCACGGAACTCGCGGCCCGGATGGCTGCCAGCCTGGACCGGGCGGGCTTGGTCTCTCCGGCCACCCAGCCGATGAGCCGGTAGTCCTCGGCTTCCAGGCCACCCTGCGGCACAGGCACACGGGGCATGAATTCGGCCCAGCGGGCCGGGTCTTGTTCGCGCACGTTGAGCATGGTTGTGTCCGGGTAGCCGAAGTGGGCCAGGATTTGCGGCATGCCGAGCTGGCCGCCGCCGAGCCGGTGCCAGGCGTAGGCCCGCAGGCAGCGCTCGCGAAAGCGCGTGTCCGTCTCTGCCGAGTGCTGGCGGATGCCCCGGCTGGCCGCGTGGCGCGGGATCATGCCCGGCTCGCACGTCCAGGGGTTGAACTGGTTGCGCAGGCGGATGATGTCCGCGCGCACCTCGTCAAAGCTCCTGGCCAGTCCCTCCACCAGCACGGCCAGCGGGCCGGGCCGATGGATGAGCGGCCAGCGCAGGGTCTTGAAAAAGTAGTCCTTGAAAACGCCCACTATTCCTCCTCGGCCTCGCTGGTATCCAGGGTCAGCGCTTCCAGCGTGGCCAGGCCGTCTTCCGGTACGGTCACGTCGCTGGCCGGGCTAGTCCATTCCACGCGCTTCACGCCGCTCACGGCCATGACAGCGGCGGTCAGCCGGTCGCGGGGCACGTCCTCACCGATCTGGAGCGGGCTGATGCCTGGCACGGTGGACGGGTCGGTGAACAAGGCCCGGATGCGCTCCTCGGCTTCGGCGCGGGCCGAGGCCGCGTGGGTGCCCGGCACAAGGATCAGCGTGCCGGTGATGGCCAGGGGCACGGCCTGGGGCGCGCGCACCTGCCAGTCGTCGTTGACCGGCGGCCCGGCCTGCACGTCTTCGGGCATGGCCCCGGTGGCCACGGCAGTGCGCACGGCGGCCAGCAGATTGTCGGTGGGGATGCCGTCGGCTCCCTTGACGATGACATCCACGGTGCCCTGCCCGCGCGGATGCTGGTCAAGCACGGTGGCCGCGACCACGCCGGTCACGCTCAAGGCCCACGAGGCATACGCGTGCTTGGTCATGCCGTTGTTGCCCATCC